CTTAAATAGTACAAAATCTGTTGAAAAATTAACCGGAGCGATGGACAACCTACTTGTATATACAAATGGAGTTGAAGCTAGTGCAGAAAATGCGGTAAGTACAGCTAATCAAATTGGAAAAGCTATGGCTAATAATAGTTTATCTTCATTGACTAGATCAGGAATTACTGTTACAGATGATGAAGAAAAACAATTTAAAGCTTTAACTAGTGAAGAAGAAAAAGCAGCACTTTTAGCAGAAATTATTACAAATAATGTTGGAGAAATGAATACTGCTCTTGCAAATACACCGGCTGGTCAACAACAACAATTAGCAAATGCATGGGGAGATATGAAAGAAAATGTAGGAAATAAAGTTTATCCTGCAATAATGGATTTATTTTCTGCAATAAATGCTAACATGCCAGTTATTGAAACATTTGTAAATGGTTTTGCCACGGGAATGTATTATATTATTGAAGTGCTAACTGTAATAATAGATGTAGTAGGAACAATTGGCAGTTTCATTTCTGATAATTGGTCTATAATAGGACCGATTATTATGGGAATTGTTACAGCCTTAACAATATATTACGGTGTTTTATTAATTGTAAAAGCAGCAACAACTGCATGGAGTGCTGTTCAAAAAGTATTTAATGCAATAATGTCTATGAATCCTGTAATGTTAGTTGTAATTGCAATAATTTTATTAGTTGCGATGATTTATGCAGTTATAGGTGCAATAAATAAATGGACTGGAAGTACTATAAGTGCAACAGGAGTCATTTGCGGATGTATAAATGTAGTTTTACAATTTTTTAAAAATTTAGGATTAACAGTTGCTAATATTGCACTTGGAATATGGAATGCATTATGTGCTTGTGCATCAAATGTAGGAACTGCATTTCATAATGCTATTTGCGGAATACAATCATGGTTTTATAGTTTATTATCAACAGTTTTAACAGTAGTAGCTAAAGTATGTGAAGCTTTAAATAAAATTCCATTTGTTAGTATTGATTATGCTGGTATTACAAGTAAAGCAGATGAATATGCAGCTAAAGCAAGTGAAGCAGCTAATAACAAAGAGGAATATACATCAGTAAGTGATGCTTTTAATAGTGGAATGTCAACATTTGATACATGGGAAAATGGATGGGCCTCAGATGCATACAATGGTGGATATAGTTTTGGTGAAGGTTTAGAAAATTCTGTTGGAAGTTTATTTAGTATGGATAGTTTAGATTTAGATTCTATAACTGGTTTAAATAGTTTAAGTAATTCAGATGCTTCAAATATGGCAAATAATATAGCAGATACAGCAAACAATACAAGTGAAATTGCAGATTCAATGGATATTACAGAGGAGGATTTGAAATATTTAAGAGATATAGCTGAACAAGAAGTTATAAATAGATTTACAACTGCAGAAATAAATGTAGAAATGAATAACAACAATAATATTAATAGTGAATCAGATTTAGATGGTATTGTTTCTGGACTAGAAGATAAGATATACGAAATGGTAATCTCAATGGCAGAGGGGGTACATAGTTAATGACTAATGGATATTATATTTATTTAGGTAAAGGACTATTATTACCAGTAGCTCCTGAGTCTATAAAAATGAAAATAAATGGTAAAAATAAAACAATGACACTAATAAATGATGGAGAAATAAACCTATTAAAAAATGCAGGCTTAACTGATATTAGCTTTGAAGCTATGCTACCCCAAGTACAACAATATCCATTTGCTACTTATACAAATGGATTTAAAGCAGCATCTTATTTTTTGGAAAAAATAGAAGAATTAAAAAATAAATTAGAGCCGTTCCAGTTCATTATTTCTAGAATGACACCAGATGGAAAGAATTTATTTAGTACGGATATGAAAGTAAGTTTGGAAGATTATACAATAAATGAAAAAGCAAAAAATGGATTAGATATATATGTGACTATTAATTTAAAACAATATAGAGAATATTCAACAAAAACAGTTGAAATAACTATAAAACAAGCAAAACCAGTAGCAGTTATTACTACAGCAAGAACAGCAACGACAACAGCACCAACGACAAAAACATATACAGTAGTTAAAGGAGATTGTTTATGGAATATAGCAAAAAAATATTATGGAAATGGAAGTCAATATACAACAATATATAATGCTAATCGTGATAAAATAAAAAATCCAAATTTAATATATCCTGGTCAAGTATTAACTATTCCATAGGAGGTGTAAAATGGCTTTATTAATGAATAATGTACAAATATTAATACAACATGGGAACAAAGTATATGAAGCAATTGTAGAGGAACGGTGTAGAATTGGAATCAGAAAGAAAAGGTAGCCCAGCTAAATTAACATTTACAATTTTAAAAGATAATATTATAGTATTTGAAGAAGGAGATGCAGTTAGATTATCAGTAGATAATAAAAATATATTTTATGGCTTTATCTTTACAAAAAGCAGAGATAAGTCTACAACAATTAAAGTAACAGCATATGACCAATTAAGATATTTTAAAAACAAAGATACATATACATATACAAATAAGACCGCTAGTCAAGTAATAAAAATGCTTGCTAGCGATTTTTTATTAAATGTAGGGACAATAGAAGATACTGAATTTCTTATTGCATCAAGATGTGAAAGTAATAAAACCTTATTTGATATAGCTCAAAATGCACTAGATTTAGAATTACAAAATAAAAAGGAAATGTATGTATTGTATGATGATTTTGGAAAGATATGTTTGAAAAATCTTGAACGAATGAAATTAGGATTAGTAATTAATGCTGATACTGGAGAAAACTATGATTATAAATCAAGTATAGATTCTGATACATATAACAAAATAAAACTAACTTATGATAATGAAGATACCGGAAAAAGAGAGGTTTATATTTCAAAAGATAGTTCTAATATTAATAAATGGGGAATTTTACAATATTATGACACAATAGATGAAAATACAAATGGAGCAAGTAAAGCAGATGCTTTATTACAATTATATAATAAGAAAACTAGAAATTTAAAAGTTACAAATGCATTAGGTGATACAAGAGTTAGAGGAGGAAGTATGGTTATAGTTCAATTACAATTAGATGATGTTACAGTACAAAACTTTATGATAGTTGAAAAAGTAAAACATACATTCAAAAATAAAGAACATTTAATGGATTTAACATTGAGAGGAGGAGAGTTCGTTGCCTAATTTAGTTGAAACAATACAAGAGATAGTAAAAAATACAAATAATTCACTTTCATTAGCAGATATTTTATTTGGTACTGTAACCAGTACTTCTCCTCTTAAAATTTCTGTTGAACAAAAATTGGAATTATCTGAAGAATTTTTAATACTAACAAAAAATGTAAAAGATTATAATGTAGATGTCACAATAGATTGGAATACAGAAAAATATAATTCTAAGATTAATATAAATGATACAAGTGTGGATATTACACATAATCATAATTTAAAAGGTAAAAAGTTTATAACAATACACCATGCTTTGAAAAATGGAGATAAAGTAATTTTAATTCAACAAATGGGTGGACAGAAATTTTTAGTATTAGATAAGGTTTAAGTTAAGGCAGGTGATTATTAAATGATACCAGCAAATAGTAATAGCGATTTATTAGAGCAAGACTTTGAGTATGAAACACATCCAAGTAAAACATATAAGTTAAATATAGAAAATAATACAAATTCAGGTGGATATGTAGATGGAGTGGATGCTTTAAAACAAGCTATTTATAAAATATTAAATACAGAGCGATTTGATTATTTAATTTATTCTTGGAATTATGGAGTAGAAATAAAAAATCTTATAGGAGAACACATAAGTTTTGTAATTCCAGAATTAGAAAGAGTAATTAAAGAAGCCATAATGCAAGATGACAGAATAGAAGATGTTACAGATTTTGAGTTTGCAACAAATAAAAATATTGTAACAGTAAAATTTAAGGTAATATCAATAGAAGGTGTTGCTGACATAGAAAAGGTGGTGAGTATTTAGATGAGTCAAGACGAATTAGATGAATATTTTGATTATGATACTATAATTAGTAGAATGTTAAGTAAAATACCTGATACTTTAGATAAAAGAGAGGGAAGTATAATATATGACGCGTTAGCACCAGCTGCTGCTGAAATGGCACAAATGTACATATTATTAAAAAATAATATAGATTTAGTTTTTGTTGATACAGCAGTAGATGAGTATTTAGACAGATTATGTAATCAAGTTGGATTAGAAAGAAAGGAAGCAACAAGTGCAATAAAACAAGGAAATTTCTACGATTCTAATAATAATTTAATAAATATTAGTATAGGAAGTAGATTTACTTGTGAAGGTTTATATTGGATAGTAACGGAAAAAATATCAGATGGTATATTTCAAGTAAAATGTGAAACTACTGGAATTCAAGGAAATAATGCAACTGGTAATCTGATTCCAGTTGATTATATTGATGGTTTGGCAATAGCAACATTAACTGAATTATTGATACCAGGAGAAGAT